ACACCTCCCATTTGATTAAAAGCGTTTATTTGATTCATCAGTCCTTGCTGTCCAGTTATGCCGAGTTGTCCAAAGTTGCTTCCCATGGCTCCGAGTCCTTGACCCGCCGTCTGTGCGCCTTGCATAGCTTGTCCCCATCCTTGAGAACGTATGCCACCAATACCTTCCATCATGCCACGGCCGAAGGCTCTTTCCCTTTCTTGTTCCATCAAGCGTCCACGTGATCCGCCAAAAGCACCAGAACTAATAGCTCTATCTCTATCGGCTATACCTTGTTGTAAATTTTGTTTTTGTAGGTCTTGCATGGTTTGTTGCACGACATCCGCTTCATAAGGGTTATAAAATTGCTGTATACCACCAGGGGTATAGTACCCAGCCCCTGTTTGCATCATTTGTGAGCCTTGCTGTATGTAAGGAGTAAATCCCCCAAGTCCACCTGCTAATTCTCTGGCACGCATTTCATAAGGATCAAGTCCTGCTATTTGCTGGACTGGCATAGGTATAGGCTGCTTGGCTAAGTTTGCTGCCGATTCTAAAAAGCCACGGCGCATAGCACCGGCATACGGTTCTTCATAAGTAGCGTTTGTAGTTACTGGTGGATCTTGATAACTTGCCATTAGCTCATTCCCTCCCATTGTCTCATCATTTTATATAAATTCTGTGCCCCTACATTATCCACTGCTTTCTTTGTTATCACAAATTCACCAGGTTCTAATCTCGCTAAGGTAATATCACCTAAGCCTCCGCCCTTCATTCCAGGGGGAGTAGGAGGGGGTGCATTAGCGTAGGCTACACCAGGCATCAAAGCCGGTTGTAAATTCATCACGCGGTAATCAGGCAGGCTTTCTAATCCTCCGCCATAGGCTTCTTGACCTATGGGGATGTCCTGAGTCCCTTCATGTTTTTTATTCATATAATTAAGTAGTGCTAGTTGTCCTAGTGGAGACTCCAACGGTCCTCCGATTCCACCTCCTACAGCGTCCACACCTCTTTCTGCTACGCCTAAAACCCCTTGTCTTTTTCCGTCTTTGGAACCACCAAATCCTAGTAAATCTCCAATAACTTTTAACCATTGCGGAGTATCATAATCTTCCCCCACACCCATTCTTTGTAAAAATGTTAAGTCTTCAGCGTCACCTATATCAGGCATATCAAAAATCCCTGAAGGAATAGAATAAACGGGATCATCAGAGGTAAATCTGTAGGTATTTAGTTGTTCCTCTAAAGTTGGATCCGTGTTTGGTGGTGTAAATTTTGTAAGATTAGTTAAGTATTCGTCTATGTTAACATCACCAAGCCAATCAAATCCATAAGGATCAGTGGGCGTCGTATACGACTTACTAAAGTCTAAAGGATCTCCTGCAAAAAGATCATCAAAAGCGTCCTCAAAAAACGAACCTATTCCATAGTCGTCTTCGGGCATTTGGTCTTCACCAAAAATAGTTCCTTCTAAAAAGTCTTGTTCCCACCAATTATCTGCCATACCTACTTCTCATTTTCCTTATTAGATGCTCCAAAATAAAAGCTGGCTATTGCTGATACCAATCCACCTAAATAGCCTAATACTAAAGAAACTATGGTATCAGAATTTGCGTCTGGTGGCTGTAAAGTTACTAAAAATATATAGCCAACGAAACCAAACAAAGCCACTAAGCCAAATACTTTTGGTGTCCAATCCTTAGCGAAGACTTTTCTAGCGTCTTGTATATCAGCCGTTTCCATGGCAAATATATCAACGTCCAATTCCTTCATCTTGATTTCAAAGTCTTTCTCCGCTTTTTTAAGCTCCATCAATTGCTCTGGTGTTGCATTCTGTATAGCTTGTTCTATCTTTTTGGGCTCTGGATCACAGCCAAGAACTTCCGCTACCAAGTTACCTGCCATACCACCCATAGGACCAGCTAATGCAGAACCTAGTGTAGGAGCTAGATTGCCTACAACATTCTTAAGTAATTTAAACTTCATTAAGGCCTCCGTGAATTCTTTTTATAGTTTGATACTTTACCACTTTTACCTGCGTTTTGTCTTGCTTTAATAGCTCTTAGACGCTTTTGCGCAGACTGTTTACTAGGAGAAATTCCTTTAGTGTTGGTTATTTTCCAACCGCCTTCTACTTTATTTATCGGCATTTAACACCCTATCCCTTAAGCGTGTGGCTCTTTCTCCTACTTGTGTAGACCACTTTGAGTCCATCATTTCCTCAGCAGCCTTTTCCCAATCAGAAGTCTGCATAGCAGCAATAAATTTTTTAAACTTACTAAACCGAGGATAGCCTAAGTTGAAGCACATATTGGCTATGACTCTTTGTCTATTACCGTCTAAACTACGCCACCACGGTTCATTCATATCTAGCTCATCACATACGATTTTTATATCCTGCTGTAGGCAACTTTCAATGCGTTCCTTAGCTATAGGCGTACCTACTTCTTTACCGTATTCTTCATCTTTTTCAGTTATTAAATGTCCTACCCCAAATGTCGGATACCCCAAATGATCTAAATAGATTTCGTATTTGTATCCTTCGTCCAACATTAATTCATTCATTAGTGCAGATATATTCATTTTAAATCTATGGTTATAGTTCCGCCGGTGCTTACCGATAATGTGCCGACAGAACCAGTTGCTTCTAAGCCAACTTCTGTTCGAGTTGATATATCTTGCCATTTACTTCCTGTATATACCTGTAAAACATTTTTGTTGGTATTCCATATTACGTCCCCTGGATTAAATTTATTTTGAGATAGTTGTGTATTATTGTATTCGGGCGTTGCTACCGTATCAAAACGTCCTAGGTTAATTTCCAAAATACGCACCATACGGTTATACAGTCCTGCATCAACTTCATTGAGAGCGATTGGTAAACGTGTTTCTAAAAGTTTCCCCATTACCTACGTCCATCCGGTTTAAGATCTAAGCGAGTATCACCTAAACGCCAACCAACTCCCAGACGGATTTCTTCTGAATTATCGTCATCGGATTCAATACGTAGAGCAACTTGCCTTGCGCGTATACGGGTATCTAATTTTTGTGTGGACGCAGTAACTGTTTGTGTTGTGTCCGTAGATAAACTGTCCCCTGGAAAGTTTCTTGATTTCAACACAAAATTAATGGTTTGTCCTGTTCCTCCGTTCCCTGTGAATTTAACATCAGGAATAACTTTACGTACAAAACTGAAATAGTCTCCATCCTCTAAATCAAAATCACTGGATTCAATAAAAACATTATCCATTGGAGAGCCGTCTGCATCATTACCTGTCTCATGCTTATATAAATACTGTGTAGAACTTGCCTCTCCTGTAGCTCTTGGAAAAGATACAATACCTTCATCTAGCCACGCATAGCGAACTAATTGACCAATAGTCCATGTTCCTTCTTCATAGTTATAAACCACATAACGATCAATTTCTATACTATCTGCTGATGGGTAAAACCAGCCAACTTCATTAAATTGTTTATTTACAAAGCCAAATACTTTATAAGCCTGTCCTTCATTAAAATCACTAAACACATAGTAATGTACACTGCACGGAACAGGATTTACATTACCGTCATATCCATAAAACCCTTTATGATCCATCCAGAAAACACCTCTTGGTGTATTGACGACTGCTTTAGGTCCAATTAGTCCTACACCTTGGTTAATTAAATTAATTCCAAAAGTATAGGGCGGCCCAATGAATTGCATAGAATACATAGAAGTATCTGTCCAAATTAAAATTTCTTCTCTTGATGAAATACCACCGACGATCGTAGATCCAGAAGAAATACGTAAAGACCCAGCTGTATTGGTTGCTTTTGGTTCCCAATCCGCTGCGTTTTCTTGATCACTCCAACAAATGAACATAGAATCCAGGCTACCTGTCCTAGCTGTTCCACCAGCATTTAAAGGATCTGATCCTAAACAAATAACATGTCTATCTTTCTGAGAAACTAAAACTTGTAAAACTTTAGTTGGGGTTAGATTGGCGCCCGATAAAGAACTAAAAGCCACGGCTCTAGTACCAATCCCAGTTGAAGTATCCCAATAATAAATGCCCCCCAGTCTAACTCCCATGACTAAATCTTCTCCAAAATTATCGTGACTCCATACTCTTAATTGGTTAGTTACGTCTAATGCTGAACTACTTCCCCAAGTTCCACTACTCCAACCGTCTAGGCCCCAACCAGTTCCTTGGACGTAGTTATCAAGTCCTACATTTATTTGATACGTTCCAACAACACTGCTTCCACCATTACCACTGTCGGAAGAATTAGCAGTTACTTCTGCTCCGTCTGTGTCTTTGGCTTCTATAGTGTAGCTATTAGCGTTTACAATAGTTGCTATCTGGTATTCTTGATTAAGAACAGTAGCTGTAATAGTACCACCTAAAGTAGCAGCACCACTAAAAGTTACATAGTCTCCTTTAACTGCGCCGTGTGCTGTATCAGCTACGGTAAGAGTGGCATCTCCATTAGTGGCTGAAAAGGTTACATCTCCTGCTGAAGTAGTTGCTCGTATTGGTGTTATATCCGTAAAGGCAGTACCTATTTCTATATAGTATTTGCTAGTGGTGCCTAAGCCTAAAAGACGCGTACCCTCTAAATCTATCCATCCGTGAAGAGCACGGGAAATTCCTGTATAAGAATTAAGAGATTGCTTTTCCCAACCTCCTATTTTTTCTGGTTTGTCTTTTCTAAATCGAACTAAATTGCCGTTATACCAACCACCTTCGTTGCTATAATCAGTTCCTTCACGATTTATTCCAGGCTTGAATATATATTTGGCGTAGGGCATTGCGCATTATTTTTTAAAATTTAAAGCTAAAAAGTTTATTGCCTTGTTTATTTTTCCAACAAAAGCATCATCTTTTGTATTCTTTGTATGTGGTGCAATAGCTGCCATTATTGAAGCTATTGCTATTGTCCATACTATTATATTTATTATTGTCCAAATCATGTTAAAACACCTGTCCTGATAAAATTGTTGCCATACCCACTACGAGGGATAACAACGTGGTTAATATTAATACTTCTAATCTCTTAATGCGATAAATAGTTTCACGCCATCTTTCAGCACAAACCGCTTCGTGTTTGTCTAAATCTGCCGCTACTTCCATTGTCGTTTTTCTAGTCATTTAGTGTTTGCTTTCGTCCATAACCTCTTTGGAGGCTTCCGCGAAGGCCTGTTTAAAAACTTGTTGTGCTGCTTTTACTTGGTCTAGTTGAAACATGAGAGACTGTTCTTTAGCAGATAAATCTTTCATTTGTGATTTTATATACTGTTGTTTATCTGTAAGCTCTATTGTCTCTGTTTCAACAGGTTTTACCTTTTCTTTTTCATCCGCCATAGTATATCTCTATCTCAATTTTATGATTTAGGGTATTTATCTTTCACTGCCTTTAATGCTGTATAAAAAGAACCTGTTTTATCTACTGTTCCTGAATCTATGTCGTGATATAACTTATCAAATTGTTCAGCTAATTCTGGATATTCTCCTGTTCTATTATCTCTTGCTGTTTCTGAGTCAGTAATTCTTGCTATCTCTGCATTAATAGCTGAGGTACTAGGTAAAGCATTTCCCCCTTTATGAAGTGCATAAGGTTCACCGCTTTCATCTAACCTTACACCAAACTCACATTTAGCATCTAAATTCTGTATTGCTAGAGCCATTAATATACTTTTATCCATCTTATGCTCCTATCTCGATTAATATTAGTTTACCAGCATCATCTCCGTCAGCATCAGTAGTACACCAACCAACTAGGCTAGATCCATTGGAACTCTTATGCATCACTGTATAGGTATTAGCTGATGTAGAACTTGGAGAATCCAGTTTCAAAGCTGTTGCCATATAATATTGATCACCGCTTGATCCTTGTATTTCTGCTGAAAATATGGAACTTCCACTTCCTTCTCCAGTAGTTCCTCTATAAATATAATAAGTTAGACCTGCACTTCCATTGTTATATGTTCCGCTGGTTACAGCTATTACTAAAACTTTTGAACTTGTAGCTTCTGGGGTAATTGAACCATATAGCCCTGTACTATTAATTGTACCACTACTCATAATTTCAGCACCACCACTCGCTTCCACAACCTGTAATACTTTACCACCACCACTTACTGCTTCCCAAGCTACACCACTTCCTGTTGAAGTTAGAACTTGTCCATCACTACCTTGTCCACCATTAATTTTGTAATTAACTGCATCTACAATATCTTTAACTATTAAACTGTCTGCGGATTCATCCCACAACATATACTTACTAGCTGTAGCACCAAATAATTTAACATCATATCCAGTATCATCTACACCAACTGTAACTGTACTGTTAAATTGAGAAGCTCCAGAAAAAGTAGTCTTGCTGTTTTCATCGACAGCAAATGCAGTATTAGAACCTACTGTGCTGCCTACACCAACAACTAAATCATCTGCTGAATCATCGAGTGCAATATGGAAATCCTGTGCATTACCATCAAAAATTAATGCTGTGTCAACAGCAGCAGCATCTCCTAAAGTAACTGTGTCATCAGTTACAG